ACTAACGAAACCAAATGGCATGAGTTAGTAACTGTATCTACCAAAGAAGTAGATGCTATTCAATATATTCCATCTAGATTAGAAAGAAGGGTAAAAGGCGGTAGACCAAAGAAATGGCTAACCCCAATACCATCAGATAAAACAGTTAAGTATATAATAAAATTGTTACTTATTCACAAGAAGAATGACAATGATATACTATTATATTCTACTATACGTAACAAAGTTATGAATGAATATAAAGATACTACTGATCTATATGAAAAATTAAGATTTACTTTATACCATAATTATACTGATTTAGGTAAATACATAGTTACAAAGATAAAGGCAAACAAAATGGATGACCCAGATCTTGTAACATTTATGGAAGACCTAATGAACCCCCATTTTAATTAAGGCCACTAAGAGCCCTTTTAAGCTACGATTGATTTTGAATAACTCATTGATACAGATTGAACCCCTGTTTAGCTTAGAGGGGCTCTAATGCCTTTTAAATACGAAATTATGAACATTTACGTATATGACATAGAAGTAATGATAAATTACTTTGCCGTAATATTTAAAAACGTAAATAGTCAAACAATAAAAGAATTCATTGTATATAAAACAAGAAATGATATAGATGATTTATATGCTTTTTTAGATGCTAGTAAAAACGATTGGTTAGTAGGATATAACTCCTTTAACTATGATGATCAAATAATGGCATTTATATATAATAACTATGATAGATTGTTTAAATATGAATTCGCTGAAAATATTACTGCTTTATTACATGCTTTATCAAATGATATAATATCAGATGATAAAAGGCAAAAAGATTACAACATACCATTTCAAGGAATAGACCTAATGAAAGTAGGTAACTTACTACATAAGTCGTTAAAACTTGTAGCTGTTAACCTTGAATGGCATAAAATACAAGACCTGCCATTGAAACATACTGTAATGGTAGAAGAAAAAGATTTACAGTTATTACATGAGTATAACCTTAATGATGTACTCATAACAGAACAATTATATATAAAATTAAAAGATGCTTTAATATTACGTTGGGAAATTAGTCAGAAATACAAAATAAACGTCATCTCTGAAAGTAAGAGTGGCATGGCTAATAGACTATTAGAAAAATTGTACTCTGAAAAAACAGGTATACCTGTAAGAGATCTCAAGAAAATGAGAACTAATAGAGAGATAATACATTTTGAAAACGTAGTGCTACCAGAGATTAACTTTCAGACACCAGAATTAAACTCTATATTATACAAACTATTAAGGTCTGTATATTATAAAGGACAACCTTTTATAAGACGAAATATACTATATAATGGTGTAATCTATAAAATGGGATTTGGTGGATTACATTCTGATGATAAACCTGGTTCATTTGAAGCTACTGAAACAGAAGATATAATTGACTGTGATATTTCTTCAATGTATCCAACATTAATAATTAATTACGATTTTGTGCCTGCTCATTTAGGTTCTAACTTTATAACTCTATATAGAGAAATAAGAGATAGAAGACTTGCTGCTAAACACTCTGGTCAAATGAATGAGAGTGACACATTAAAAATTACAATTAATAGTGTATTTGGTAAAACTGGCAATGAAAATCATTGGTTGTATGATCCGTTAGTAACATTAAGGACTACAATTAATGGTCAGTTATTTATGTTAATGCTTATAGAAAGATTAACATTGGCTGGTTTTAAAGTTATATCTGCTAACACAGATGGTGTAATAACTATAGTACCAAAAGATAAAAGAGAATTATATAATAGCATATGCAATATATGGTGTGAAGAAACAAAATTTGAATTGGAATTCACAGAATATAAAAGATATATAAGAAAGGACGTTAACAACTACATCGCTATTCCTAAAGTAGGTAAAATCAAAGTTAAAGGTGATTTTATACAAAATATGGAATTAGAAAAAGGTGTAGACAAACCTATTATTGCAAAAGCATTATATGACTATTTTGTTAATGGTATTAAACCAGAAGAAACAGTTAAAGATTGTAATGATATATTAAAGTATTGTGTTGCAAAAAAGATTGACTCTAAATTTGAAAATTATCTTTATTATATAGATGATTATGAATTAAAGAGAATGTCATTGCAAGATACAGTACGATTCTATATATCAAAGTCTGGTTATCAATTATATAAAGTTGATAAAAAAACAGACGAAAAGATTAACTATTGTGTAGGATTTAACGTTAGGTTACTAAACGATGTAGATAAAAGTACATCATTTGAACAGTACGGCGTTAATAAGAATTACTATATATCAGAAATATATAAAGTAATCAATCAAATTGAAGACAAACAACTCAAATTATTTTAAAATGTCTAACAAACAATTATATAGGTCTTTATTATCTGATAAAGTAGGAGAAATTCTGCATCAGATAAAAGCAGAAGACAAAAAGAAAGAAGAACAACGTACTCATAAAATGATTGAGGACCTTGTTACAGTTAGAAGGAAACGACCATCTATTGAAGATGCAAGAGTATATATTGAAATACTAAAACAGGAATATCCATTATTTGTGGATATGTCTGATTGGAATATTGCTCAATTGTTGTTATCAGAACTGGATGTTCATATGGAACCTCGATTAGTGGCTTTGTCATTACAGAGGATACCTTGTAGCTTATATAAAACAATAACTTACATGAGATAAAATGCTTATAACACTTAATACAGATTCTATAAAGCAGCTTAATGTTCGATTAGAGCATTACATCTTTTTATTACTAGCAGCTGAACAAAAACAGGATCTATTAGATGGTTATTTTCCAAAAGATACCAAAGATATCCTATTAAAAGAAGGTTTAATAGAAAATGTAGAAGAGTGCAAGTTAACAGAAAAAGCAAAAAATATTGTTTATGGTGATAATCTTTTTAAAGAGTTCGTAAATGAATTCCCACAAAAAGTCACCAGAACAGATGGAACAGTCGATTTTCTAAGGACTGATTTGGTCAATGCAGAAAATTTATATCTGAGCTATGTTGGCCGTAGCAGAGACAAACACAATCATATCATAAAATGTCTGAAAGCTGAAATAAAGCAACGTGAAGGAAACGGATCAATGCCTTATATGAAGCGAATCTTTACATGGTTAGCTAGCAAAGGCTGGCAATCGTATGAAGATATAGTTGATGAAGTATTAACTTCCAATAAAGACCTGGGATATGGAACAACGCTTGTCTAACGACAAAACCCCACAATTAAAGCATATTTCTAAGGCCGCTGAAGAAATAGTGTCGTATATTGACAATCGCCGTAAAGGCATTGTTACGTCACTAAAAACAAAGTGGACTAAATTTAATCATGCTACTATGGGAGGAATTGAACCCAATATCATTATGACCATAGCTGGTATTAGTGGTAGTGGTAAATCGTCCTTTGTAAACAGTTTAGAAACCGATTTAGTTGATCTGAACAAGAGCGAAGACCTCATAATCTTATCATTTAATTTTGAAATGTTAAGTAGTAAGCAAGTAGGTAGGAAACTATCTTACAAACTTACTAAAACTACTGGAGAATTATACTCCAGCGGATATGATGGAGATCCTGTATCAGATAATTTATTTGAGGTAATTGAAAAAGAAGCAGAACACATAAAACATTATCCCGTATATTATGTAGATGTACCATGCACAGTGGATCAGATACATGATACTATACGTAAATTTCAATTTAGCGAGAAGACTAAAAATAAATGGTTAGTAGTAATACTTGACCATACTTTGTTAACTCGTGGAAAGTCAGGAGAACAGGAAAGGGAAACCTTGGCAAACCTGCAAAAAGTCTTTATGGAAGTAAAGAAGACCGGTAAAACTACCGTTATTCAACTTAGTCAAATGAATAGGGATATTGAGTCGTCTGAAAGGATAACCAATCAAGCTATGCATTTTCCAATGAGACGTGATTTATTTGGATCTGATTCTTTATTCCAAGCCTCAGATTACGTAATTGTCCTCCACCGCCCTGAATTATTAGGTATAAAAAGTTATTCTCCAAATAATTGGCCTGTACAAAATAAAATATACATGCATTTCCTAAAAATCAGGGAAGGTGAACCTAAAATACTAAGTTTTATAAATAATCTTAAGTATAACAGAATTGACGAATATTAACAAATTTTTTAGTATATTTATGAACAATAGAATTGCGATAATATTAGACGATATAACTCAGGCAAAGAAACAAGGTTGCTGGGCACAGTTTAAGAATTTATTAAAGAGAAAGGTTCGTAAGAACCAAAAGCACCCCATTCTTTCATTACAAAACGGAGATGCTTTAATACTTGAACTTAATGTACCTCAGCCTTCTTATTATGCTGAAAGAGACTATTTACAGTTATTAACCAATGGTTATGTAAGGTCGCCTTTAGCAACATTAGTGCCTGAAGAAAATACATTTTTCTTTATGAAGAATTATAACCAAATTTTTGAATTATTACAGAATTTACTTGATCTTGATAATGACGAACAGGGAGTAATCCGCGTTATTGTGCAGGAACCCGTAAGGCGTGTAAAGCCTGTAATTCGCTTTAGGGCGGAAATTAAAGAGAAGATTACCATTTTTGAACGGTTTGTTAAGATCGGTTGGAATACGTACAAACGTAAGTTCAGCTTCCTTAACAATTGTGATTTCATCGAAGTAGACGGAACAGTGTTCTACATTAAGATGGATCGTTACGGAAATGAATATCTTGCTTAATTAATAATCATGTCGCTATACACGGCTACGGTTAAGATTATTCACCGCCTTCCAAAAGCAAAGAATATGCTACCGAGGTAAGAAATTAACCCAAGAGCAATTTCGGTTACTTAACTAGTGACTATTAATATAAACAAAAAATGTCAACACCCTATCAGATAGCTTTAGTAGGTATGTCTGGTAAGGGAAAAACAATGGCTTTTCGTGATATGGATCCCAACACATGCGGATTCATAAATGCTGAAGGCAAACCATTACCTTTTATCAACAAATTTAAACATTACTGTACTCCTAACAGTTGGCAGGAAACTTATCAGAAACTTATCGAATATGGCAAAAACCCAGAGATTACGGAAGTGGTACTGGACAGTTTTTCCGCTTACATTGACAGCTTGCTTAAAACAGCAAGAGAAATAAAAAAAGGTTTCGACACCTGGAATTACTATAACGAAGAAATAGGTAAACTTATGTTTCTTATTAAAAAATATCCAAAAGATATAATCGTTGCAGCACATTCGGCTAATGTCGAAACAGAAGAAGGCGTTGCAGAAAGACGTATTGCCGTTAAAGGCAATGAATGGAATAAAACTGGTGTAGAAAAAGATTTTACTATTGTGTTATTTGCAGAAGTTAGTCTTAATTCTGGTAAAAGAGAATATACATTAAATCTCTTATCAGATGGAAAGACATCTGCTAAAACCCCGCCTATTTTCATAGACGAGGGGAAAGAATCTATACCAAACAACGCACAGACTTTTTTACAACACATAAGAAAAGTACTAGCTAACAATAAATAATTAGGAATTTTAAAAATATCGCACATGTATAATGTAACAAAAGATATTAATTCGGAAAGCAGGTCAAACAACTTTATGGGACCTGGTATCCATGAGAATGCAGAACTTAAGCATAGTGAAGAAGGCAAATATCCTATTGTATATGGCGAATCAAAAAGAGGTAACAAGTTTGCAGCCTTTCATTTTGTAAATGATAAAGGAGAAATATTGATCCATACTGAGTATGAACCCTCAGATGATGATCGTGAAAAACTTGAAAACAAAACATTAAATCAGATCAAGAGGTTTAAACATATAATTACGAAGTTTGTACCTGAAGAAAATTTTATCTTTGAGGCAACAAATTTTGAAGATTTTGTTAATAAATCTATCCAAATATTAGGAACTAATCATGTTGGTAAGAAGTTAAGAATTAAGGTTGTACTTAACTCTAATGACTATACCACATTACCAAATTATGTACCTTTTATTGAAACAATGGAAGTAACTAAAAGTAAACTTTCAATAAATACTGCTATGGATAAAGTAGTAAAAGAAGGCCGACCAGACGTAGAGGTTGCATCGGGTGTAAATCCTTTTGCACAACCCATTGAAGTAGCAGATGCTACTGGGGAATACGGAGCCAATGTCCAACCGACAATGGATTCTGATACAGCTGAGAACTTACCTTTCTAATATAATTAGGGGGTGGAAACACCCCCTGCTATATTATGGTCTACAATACAAATAATGTCATAGAAAATTTATGTCTTGAAGAACTACTTAAAAAGATAACTGAATATGATGTGTATCATCACTATTTAGGTAGTAAATTTAAAGTAGGTCAGGTAATGTCTTCTCCTTTTAGGGAAGATAGACATCCCTCATTTGGAGTATTTAAATCTACAAATGGAGCATTATTATGGAAAGACCAATCAACTGGTAAAACAGGAAATATTGTTACTTTTGTAAAAGAAATAGAAGATTTATATCATAATAAACAAGCTCTGAAACTTATTTACGACAAATTCGTAAAAGGTATAATAGTACCTACACCGGAAGGCATAAGGGTTAGAGAGTATTATGAAAGAATAAGAAAATCTATTTCTATTAAAAGACAAAATTTTACTAAGACTGATGATGAGTATTGGTCACAATACCAAGTCAGTAAAGAGACATTAAAAAAATATAACGTATATCCAATAACATTTTTCTGGGTAAATGATATGCTACAGCCATTTAGATATAGTAAAGATAGCCCTATGTATGCTTACAAAATATTTGATAAGTTTAAAATATATAGGCCTTATTCTATATACAAGAAAGACAAATGGCGAACTAATTGTTCTACACTTGATGTACAAGGATTTGAACAGTTACCAGAAGATGGCGACTTATTAATACTAACTAAATCTTTAAAAGATGTAATGGTATTACATGAGTTAGGATATAACGCTGTTGCACTACAAACAGAAAACGATAAACTTAATTACAAGATTTATAATAATTTATCAGATCGTTTCAAAAAGATAGTTATATTGTTTGATAATGATGAACCTGGTAAAGATAGCGCCGCTAAACTTGCCAGCGAATATAATATCGAATATTGCTTCATAGATTCTAGTATGTATGACTTATATAAAGTTAAAGATATTAGCGACTATATAAGTGTATTTGATAAAGAGCAAACGATTAAATTATTAAAATCACTAATTAAATATGAAAGTGCAAATAGTGAATAAATCTAATAATCCAATACCGAGGTACCAAACCGTTGGAGCAGTTGGTTTAGATTTACAATCTAATGAGGAGAGGAGAATATATCCTAGCCAAACAATATTAGTTTCTACAGGACTATTTATAGCTATACCAGAAGGTTTTGAAGGACAAATAAGACCAAGGTCAGGTCTAGCTATTGCCCAAGGTATAACAGTTTTAAATACACCTGGTACAATAGACTCTGATTACAGAGGAGAAATAAAAATTATATTACATAATACTGGAGATAAAGAGGTTGATATTGCTCCAGGCGATAGAATAGCTCAATTAATTATTGCTCCAGTAGAAAGAGTACAATTAGAAGAAGTTGAAGAACTTGATTCTACTATAAGAGGAGAAGATGGATTTGGTAGTACTGGAATATCAGATACCGAAGAAGATCTTGTATCCTTGTATGAAGACGAAATCCCTATTAACTATGTCCAAGAACAAGAAGATTTCTAATGCTACAGAACTTGAATTTGAAGGAATTAAGTTCCGTAGTAAATTAGAGGTTTATTGTTATAAGAGGTTAAAAGAAGAAGGATTAAGTTTTAAATACGAAAGTTATACATATAACTTAATTCCGACATTTAAGTATAAATACAAACTATATGAACCTTATAAAAAAGGTTCAACTTGGTTATTTGGAGAGAAAGATAATAATATAAGAGGTTTAACCTATACGCCAGACTTTGTCAATGATGATGCAGGATGGATTATAGAATGTAAGGGTTACCCAAACGATGCTTTCCCATTACGGTGGAAATTATTTAAATATTTATTATCTCAATTAAATGTAAACTATGATTTATATTTACCAAAAAATCAAAAACATATAGATGAATGTATACGTTTAATAAAAGATAAAAATGCCGGAGAAAGATTATCATAAAATTAGAGCAGTATCGTCTCATTCGCTTGCTAACTTTGAAGAATCTCCATTAACTTTTAAGAAGTTCTTGGAAGAAGAGTTAGAGAAAGAAGATAAACGATACCTAGATTTTGGTAGACAGATACATATGAGAATACTTGAACCTAATCTGTTCAAAGAATCTTATACAGTATTGAACTATGAATTACCGAAATCAGAACAACAAAAAACATTCTGCACAATATATGTGGAGAACCCACATTTAAGTAAAGAAGACAGGTTAATACTAGCCTACACGACGGCTTACTCTGTTAAGGGCAAGTCAGATGACAAAGTATTATCAGATGCTAAAGATGTATATGATAAAATAAAAGATTACTTAACCTATTTAACAAAGGCTAAAAAATACAAAGAGGTATTAACATTTGCTAAAAAGCAAAAAATAGATACCTGTTATTTTAATACATATAATCATAAATTAGCAAATGAACTTCTATTTGATAAAGACCCAAAAGAAGAAGGAGTACATTCTTATAACGAGTTAGAAATACAATGGCAACACCCTATTCATTTAAGTGTACCGTGTAAGTCTATGATTGATAGATTAATTATAGATACTAACAATAAAGTTATAAAACTAGTTGATATTAAAACAACAATATCATTAAGGAAATTCAAGGAATCAGTTTATGAATTCAACTATCATAGACAAATGGCTTTCTATACTATGGCATCATATTGGTACATTAAAAATGTATTAAAAATGGACGTAGAAGACTACAAATTTGAAGTCTATATAGTAGCTATAAAGAATATACCACCTCATGAAGTGAAGGTTTACAAAATAGAAGATCATATACTAAATCAAGGATTAGATGAAATAGCTATGTTAATGAATAAAATATCATGGCATTTTGATTCAGATCTTTGGGAGTATAGTAGAGAATATTATGAAGGAAATGGTTTAGACAAACTAGGATAAAATGGACAAAGAATTATATAATATGACAAGCACAACCTTGTATTTATTACCATTATTATTCTCAGACAATATCAAACATATCAATATTATAAATAAAGATTTTAAAGCTGCTTATATAGCGGATTTTGACAAGAAACAGTATGATGATAAAATCTTACTTGTTTATGATGATTATTCAATTAATATACCAATTACTAGTAGAGTTGATTCTTATAAAAGAAATGATAATACAGTATTAGTATATAACTTACCCGATGAATTTACAGAAGATTATTATAAATTTCTTATAAGAAATCTGAAAGGTTTATCGGATAAGGCAAAGAAAAGAATTCTTGACTTTTGGGAAGAAGGAGAGAAATCGGCTCTTTACAAAACTCTCTACGGCAAGGGAAATAAAATGCCGGAAATTAATTTACATTTGGAAGTGCTGGGTCTTTAAACCCAGCATTTTCATTTATTTAAAACAGATATCAGATGACTTTAAAAAAATCGCAAGTTGAAAATTTACATTCATATCTTTATTCGGAATACTCAAACCGACTGAATAAATTAGAGGCTGAACGAATCAATATAGTTAAGGAG